ATTCTTTTCTTCGGTCGCGTTTGCTGATTTACGGTGCGCTTCTAAATACATTGAGGTCGCCGCATTACGGTCGAACTTTACCTCTTCACGCATCTCCCGTCTTAGGTACTCTAAAGCTTGTATAATTTTTGGTCGTTTAAGGACCGCGTACACTGTATCCATATCCTTGTACCCTGCTGCACGGCCGGCGGCTGACTTATTCATGCCTCTTAAGTGAAACAAAATTAGCCTTTCTTCCTGTACCGAAAGCTCGGATAGCTTGACTCCGGCGTACGGAAAATGTGATTGAAGCTCTATTCTGTCTTCATCTGTGACATCAACGGCTTCAGCGTTTAATAGATTCATGTGCTAAATATAACTTATAAACCTTTATATTGGAAATTTATAATAAAATTTTTTTTGAAAAAATATTAAATATACCGCTGATCCATTCCCTCCCCTTCTGCCAGCAGCTACCCCCCTCCCCCTTTTTCGAATCTAAAAACAACAACCGGCATTTGACCTTTTGGAACCTTGTATCGAAAAATACAGGCGAACAGTCGTTCGCTTCCATAGAGATTTGTAAGATGGCGAATGTCTCGTCGTCTATAACATATGGAGAATATATTATGGCTAAACAAGCTAACAAACTAACTACTGAATTCGATGTCAACATTTCTTGTGACAAAGGAGACGGTCTTGCACTAACTAAAACTGGTAGCATTCATCTTAACGCTAGGGTAAGCAACCCTGACTACGAGAAAGGTTCGAAGGAAGGTAGAACAAAATACAAAACCAGACCTATGGATCAGCTATTTGATTTTGCTGTTATGAATGAAGATGGTGTAGTTTCTATACAAACACCTTACTTAAACAAAGGTGATACTATCACTTTCTACCCTGCTAGTTTTACCCCTAAAGACTAGTCTAACCCCTAAGGCATCAGCTTCGGCTGGTGTCTTTTTTTATTAATGCATTATATAAAGGAGAATCTTATGAAAATTGCATACAAAACTGGCCTAGCAACATCTGCTGTTGTTAGATTTTTTACTAACGCTACTACTGGAGTCATATCTGATTACAGTCGTGGAGTTAGAGACGGAGCTGTTAAAGCTCAACCACTGCCTGTTGAGAATATCGACGAGCAAATAAAGGAAGAACTATCATCATCTGAACTAGTTCAACCTGAATTACCGGGCATGAACACCCAAGGAGCATCATAATGGATTTACTACAAATAACTCTTATTATTGTTTCTGTATATTTCATACTGTCTATGATTATCAAAGGCGGTTTGATGCTCATGTATGGATACTTTATGTTCCGAATGTTCAACGCTGATGTATTCAGTGACGACACTAAGGACGAACCTCAATGGATGACTGACATTGACGAAGGTTTTCCTTTCGGTAGAGATGAGCCCAGAACTGACAGCTAAAAACAGTTTACAGCTCGCTCACAAATACAGAGAACTAGCAATGTTACAAGACAGTCATCATGACATTGCTAGACTTCTTGAACTATCTAGTAAATATTATTCTATATATACTAAACAACTCACGGACAATATCCTGTCCAATAAATCATACCAATCAAATATCTAACCTAGGGGCCTTCGGGCCCTTATTCTTTTACTTACTATCATCAAGTATGCCTACTATCATATGCCTACTACTATCATCGCGAGCGAATGCGAGCGTTGTATGCTTGATTGCTGGACAATGTTCCATTGGTTCCACGACTTTTTCACTTGTGGAACCACTTAATGGAACCATGCCAGCGACAATGCCAGCGCAGGATGACGACCGTCGACCATGCCCCTGGTTCCATTGTTCCATGACTTTCAGCGCGAGCTTGCTTCTAACCGACCGTGGGCCAGGAATAATTAATATTAGTTCTAATACTAAAATTACCTGGAACCATGGAACCATGACGCAGAACTCGCGTCGTTACTGCATTATCTGCGTTCCACGACTCATGGAACCGTGTGGAACCACGTGGAACCAAACCCTGTGTTGAGCCTGACAATAAACGTGTCTTAGCGACCACAAGGGTCGCTTCCATGTAGATTTGTAGTTCAGGTAAATACACATACCTAATTGAATGTGTGTATGGGTTGTTACCAAAAGCACGCACCGGGATGAAAAGCTCGGTATTTATTATTAACTAAATATAACTTACATGGAGGTAGTTATTATGTACAAACGTGACCCAAGATATGACGGAACAATACTGCAAGGTTTGATTCCGCACATAAAGAGTGAAAGCTCGGATACAAAACCAAACTCTACACCTCGTAGACGCATCAATAATATTGTCATACAAGACAGCAAAGAACAGAAGTCGGCTACGGTACGCCACCGTATTGACCCTGAAATATTAACAATGGCGACACAGGAGATGTACTAATGGGAATGGATGTATATGGGTTAAACCCTAAAATAAAACCAGGAACAACAAAACCTAAAATGCCTGACTTTAAAACGTTAGACGAAGAAGAACGCCAAGAGTATTTTGAGTCTGTTGAGAAATACGAAGCAGATAACCCAGGCGTATACTTTCGATCTAACATTTGGTGGTGGCGTCCAATTTGGCAATACACGTGTGATCTTATGCACGATGTATTTGATGATGAAGATATAGCAGGCGGCAGCGTTAACTCTGGTTATCAAATAACTGCAGATAAAACAGCAGTACTTGCTGACAGACTGGGTATGGCTATCGAAGAGAATGCTCATCATATGTACGAACGTGATTATAAATACATGCAAAAAAGCTTACCTAAAGTTAAGTGTGAGATATGCGAAGGCAAAGGCATGCGTCAATATGAACGCAATGAGAATATAACAGAACTAGCACCTTGTAATGCTTGTAACGGTACTAAATTGCAAGACGACTGGCGGACTAAATATCCGTTTGACGCTGAAACTATAGAATCTTTCTATAATTTCGTTAAAAACTCTGGTGGTTTTCAAATATGTTAATCACTAAAACTAATGCATTTAACTATGGAGGTCTACTATGCATACAATAAACCCAACTACTCTTATCCAAGAGCTTAAAGACTGTATTTCCGCAGGGAATCCAGCAATGATCTGGGGTGGCCCAGGTATCGGTAAATCAGAAATCCCTCAACAGATTGCTGATGATTTGAAAATACCCTTGTTAGACTTTCGTGCTAACTTGTTCGACCCAGTCGATGTACGTGGTATTCCATATATAAGAAAGATAGCAGAAACAGAAAAAAGATTTACTTCTTGGGCTGTTCCTGATGTGTTTCCTATCGTAGAACGAGACGGTGACCGTGGTATTTTGTTTATTGACGAATTACCAACTGCACCGCCTGCAACACAGAATGCCTTTTTGCAGTTATTACTTAATAGAAAAATCGGTAATTATGAGTTGCCACTTGGTTGGTCTATTGTATGTGCCGGCAACAGATTGACTGATGCTGCATCTGTATATCAAATGCCATCGCCAGTTCGTAACAGGTTGGCTCACTACGAACTAGAACCAACACTCGATGACTGGGTTACCTGGGCTTATGCTAACAATATACACCCTAGTATTATTGGTTTTATACAATACAGACCAAACTTATTATCTAAGTTTAACCCTGATGAGTATGCATTCCCTACCCCTCGAGCGTGGTCAATGGTTAGTAGAAAACTAACAAGAGCCAATCACGACAAAGATAGACTATTTTATGGTATTTCATCTTTAGTCGGCGACGGACCAGCTGGTGAGTTTATTGCTTTTGACGAAATTGCAAGCAAGCTACCTAATATAGATGCAATTATTGCAGACCCATCTAAATACAAAAAAGATGATGACCCTGCATTACTTTATGCATTAACTACAGCTGTAGCTTCTAGAGCAGAAGACGACAAAATGGAGAATATTATGAAACTCTCTAAAAAAGTACCAATAGAATTTCAAGTTGTATTGGTTAGAGGTTGTCTTTCTAAAGACAGAGAGCTTAAACAACACAACAATGTTAAAGCTTGGATTAAAGAAAACGCTAACGTTATATTATAGGAGATTGTATGAAAACAGTTAGATTATCGCGTACCCTTAAATGGGATATATCACGAGCAGCAGATAAGAAATTTGAAGCAGCTAACCCCACTAAAAACTATCCAGACGCTGGTTATGAAGTTCTAGTTAATAACAAAATAATAGAAAAAACTGAAAAAACTAAAACAGTATGGAAAGAAATATGGGGTACAGATATGCAACTAAGCCAATGCACAGAAGTTAGACTTACTGCAAATTGGCAAGCAGAACCAGATGAGGACGGTTATCAAAAAGAAGAATACAGGTCTTATACTCTTAGTATTCCTCCGGTAGAACTTCCTCATTTTATGTGTTCATATGGTGACGTTGTTAAAATTGACGTTGGCCCTACAGATCCCGTTCTTATCCAATGCATGGCTGTAGAAGATTATAACAGCAAGCTTGAAGGGCAAAAACGAGATCAACGTAACTCTGTAGAAGGAGTTATGCGTAGGTTTAGCACTTTAAATCAACTTATGAAAGCAGCACCTTATATAAAAGATCTTGTACCCCAAGATAAAATTACAAAGATGCATGAAGTTGATGATCGCTCTGGTAGACGTGCTGAGTTAGCAGAAATAGCTGACGAAGAATTACAAGGCCTGCGTGAAACCTTGTTAGAAGACTCATTACTAGGAGATGACTAATGTCTGTCGAAGTAGTAGTTAAATTACCACCAGAATTAGGCAAAGGCATGGTCTGCGACGACGTAGACCATTTAACCCGCATACTAGAGTACCAGAGTAAAAAGTATGACGTATATGGCGTAATTCTTATAGGAGATAAAAATGAATCAAGCATTTGTAAAAGCTAGGTCTAGGCTTGTACTAGACCAGCCTTTCTTTGGCACTTTATGTTTGCGTCTTAAACCTGTTGAATGGGAAGAACCAACCGGTGCTGTAGATGGTGTACATCTATTTTACAACCCCAAGTGGTTTGAAAAACTTACAGAACTAGAACGCGTAGGTTTTCTAGCCCACGAGGTTATGCACATGGTACTAATGCACCATACACGTAGACAAGAACGTCAACCACCAAAATGGAACGTGGCTGCAGATTATGCAATCAACAACCATTTAATAGCTGAGAATTTTATTCTGCCCAAAGGCGGATTAGTCGATGATCAGTACATCAACATGGCATCAGAGCATATCTATTCATTGCTCCCTGAACCTCCACAGGGATGGGACACTATGAAGCTAGATTCTGGTAACTGTGGTGGTGTACTAGACCATCCTAATTCCGACGGAACAGCAGGAACAGCTAGCGCAATAGAAGCACAACTAACAGTAGCAATTAATCAGTCTGCCGAAGCAGCAAAAGCTCAGGGTAAATTATCTGGTAATTTGTCTGAGCTTGTTTCTGATATAACTGTACCTAAAGTTAGTTGGAAATCTATACTAG